AGCTGTTCCGGGGAGAACTGCTCCCCACGGTCTGGCTTGTCCCCGGCGAGGAGATTAACCCCCTCAGCCGAGTCCTCCGCCAGAAGGTTAACCCCCTCGAGGGGGGAAGCATCCGCCAGCAAATTAATCCCGCTCATGCTTGTCTCCCTTAGTCAACACGGTAGCCCTTGGCCTTCAGAGCAGCCTTCACTTGCGCCAGCGTCATGGTTGGGTTGGCCTTGGCTGTTGCCTGCAAGTTCTCCGGAGTCACGACGCCCTTATCCGGAGGTGGAGGAGCCGCCCCCGCCAGTTCGGCAAGTTTTGCCTGCGCACCCTTCTTCTGATCCTCCGTACCATAGTCCAGAATCGCCTTCAGCACTTCGATATTGCCCCCCTTCTTGCCAGAGTTGATATCCAAAGCCATGCGTGCTACTTCCTGATCCGTCGAATCAGGGTAGGCGGCCTTCAGTGTAACCTTCAGCCCGGCAAGCTGATCCTTCGCCGCCCCAGCGCCGGTCTTTCCTGCCCCATGCAGGACAGTATTGAACTGACCTTCTTGGTACAGCTCACCCGCGGCGTCAGCCTTGATATTCGAGAGGCGCGAGTTCGCCCGACTTGCTTCAGCAGACGCTCCAGCGGCTCCGGCAGAAGCATTCGATTGCGAGATATTCGCCTGATCCTTCTGCACACCAAGGTCGAATTCCTGCTGCAGCCGGCCTTCATTCGCCTTGAATTCTTGAATCTTGGCCAAGGCCTCGTCCCGACGACCGGCTGCCGTCAGCTGCTTCACTTCAAGAGCAAGCTTCTTCTTCATCTCGGGGAAGGTTTCCCCCTTCTGCGTAATCTCCTGCTGAGTCCTTTGGGTGTTCGTCCTGACCTGCCCGATCTGCGCATCAGCGAGCTGATTCCGGCGATCTTGCTCTTGCTGCGCCAGCGAGTTTGCCCGCTCGTTTTCCGTCAGCATATTATGCGTGGCCGAGCCAACCATGACCGCCTCGCCGAGAGCGCCGACTGGATCTTGCCCCGGCTTCGGCCCGGCCATGAGCCTTGTCCCCATCATCAACATGCTCTGCAGCATCTTGGGATCAGTACGCAGCTTATCCATGAATCCAGGTTCAGGACTTTGCACCATAGGCTGAGCCTGCGGAGCAGTCGCCTGCCCCTCCGATTGAGCTTGGTCCGGGGAGCCGTAAAGCAGATTTCCCATATCCATATCAGTGCTTTCCGTAAAGAAGTTGCCCAAGACTCGCCCGCTGCCCTACTGGCTGAGTCGACATTTGCTGAAAACTTTGCGCGCGATTTGTCGCGCCAGCACTCGCGCTTCCCCCAGCCACAGGGGCCCGCTGTTGCTGCTGCCCGTCGCTTCCAGTAACCATCTTGCCAAGCTGTGCCACCTGCTGCGCCGTCAACCCGGTTGACTGTCCAAGCCCAGCAACAGCAGGAGCTCCCTGTCCAGGCATCGTAGCGAAAGAACCTGTACCGCTCACCCCTGAGCCCAAGGCTGGGGTAGCCCCAGGTGCCATTCCCGGTGCGCTTGTCATTCCCATCGGCAAAGCCTGCCCGCCCGTAGCTGCCACTTGCCCTGTACTTGCAGCCGGGTTGATGACGCTTCCAAACTCCAACGGATTTGCCGCAACTGGCGCTGCCATCGCACCAGCTCCAGCACCTGTCCCAGCGGTCATAGCAGCTTCACTCGCAGCCGCACTTGCCGCTGCCGCTTCGGCCCCTGCTGCTGCTGCCGTACCGCCAGCCGCCGCTGCCTCAGCCCCACCGGTCGCTGCCGCCAGTCCAGGAGCCGCAGCCCCACCAGTCAAAATCGTAGCTCCAATGGCCGCTGCCGGAAGTAATAAAGATGCGAAGTCCATATGAAACTCCTTACATATTGGAAAGTTGATTGGCGAGTGCGTAGGCTGTCAAACCGGTACCTGCCGCCTGGGTTGCCGTGCCCAGACCAGTTCTGGACGAGTTCGTAGTCGTGTTCGTAGTCGTTCCGTTACCAGTTCCGCCGAAGACGATATTGGCATAGTTCTGCAACGGAGTCCACTGTGAGTTCAAATTCCAAAGCTGACTTGCCGCATTATAGTCATTCAGTTGCTGCTGATAGTTCTCGTTCTGAGCTCCTACTGCCGACAAGACACTACTCGGCGCGCTGTAGGCTTCCATCGAGCTTGGGATAGCGGCAAGCGTTTTCGAGAACGTATTCTGTCCTTGATTGTACGCGTCACTCATCATCGTTGCCGTCGTATCAGCATTCGTCTGGGCGAGCCGACTTGCTGCAAGACCTTCGGCGATACCCTGGCGACTTCCGCCGTACTGCCCGGCACTTTCTGCCCCTGTGCGAATCTGGCTCAGCGTTCCACCGGCGTCGGAGAAATTCTGATTGTTCTGCCGGGTGGCAGCTTGAATGGCATCCTGCAGGTACTTATTATTCCCTACATCCATAGCCCCGTTCAGGCCGTAGTTGATACCCTGGCTCAACTGTCCAACGGCCTGCTGCGCGCCACCAGCATTTGCCCTCGCTACTTGTTGCGCTACGAGTGTGTCATTGCTCAGCCCCGCAACCTTCGAGCCGGGATAGGCCGAATTCGACAACTGGCCTTTCGTCCCGTTGTAGATCTTCGTGGCCTCGTTCATCACCTGGGCGCGTTGGGCTGCCTCTTCAGGGGAGTAATTAACATTCGTGCTTGTGGTGTTCCCACCCCCACCGCCTCCGCTCATTTCAGTTCCTTTCGATCAAGTCGGAGTACCTGAACAGTTGGTACAAATCCGAGTGGTTGGATTTTCGCCGAGATCTCCGGGCGACACGTAGTTTCAATATCCGTGACGCCGTTAGCCTCGCACCAAGTTTGCAGGACGTGCGAGAACTGCCCCCACATCTCAACCATTCGGTATCCTGCTAAGGCGTAAAGTTCGCAGACCTTGCGCCGGGGATGCTCGGTAATTCGCGTTGCGCCAGCAAGGAAAATCTTTTCCTCCTGGCTGAAAGTCCAAACTTGCATTCTTCCGGCCATGGTCAAGACCAGAATGTCCTCAGCCTCGTAGTCGCCCCTCCCCCACGCGGCTGCTTTTTTCAAAAGTCTGGCGATTTCAGGCCAGACTGGCAGAATGGCTTCACCGGTCAGAAAGGTCATTAAAGGGGCGGGTAATTCGGAATTACTCTCCCCTTGAATTTCACAGTTTATTCCACCCACCGTCTGCATATTCATACAATCCCTTTCCCATTCCACCTGGATTCCAATGATTTCCGTCCGCCCCGACCAGCATTCCATCCCTCGGACGAGGCGGGGCGCTCGTCCTCAATTCAATAAATCGCCCTTCGTTAATTAGATCAACGACTGCCGAGATACGCAACAATTCCCGGTAAACGTAGTCAGCCCCGGCAAAATCCGAGGCCGGTTCAGGAACATACCTTGCATCGGTATTGCCTGCACTTGTCATCCCTCCACCAGCCATTTTAAACCCCCGTTACAACAAGCTCCGCGTCCATCCCGGAGTAAGTCCACTGTGCCGTCGCTTCGCTATCAATCCTGAAAGCGAACACCTTTCCCGTCAGCGTACAATCCACAAACTTATCTTGCCCGATGATGAATTGCTGAGGCGGGTCCCAGACAATATCCTCGGCAACCGAGTCCGCCGCACCAAGCTTGATATAAACGACCGTTCCGGCAGTCCCGGTAAACCGTGGCCAGAGCCTTGTAACAAACTTCTCAGTCGACATGTCCGGTGGAACGTTTGCTCTGGCGGGGAAACCGAGATATTTCCGCTCCACCCACCCTTTTTGGGTCGAGAAAGGCAGGGCGTCGACCCAATACAGAACCAACTCCCCGACGCCGAGCATCCGGGTCAGTGCAGGTACGATCGTAGCCTCTCCCCACTCTTCCTTGTGGTCAGCCCAGGTTCCGACGACCGTTCCCCAGGTTGTCACGCCCCCGACTGGAGGATCGAGCCTTCCAGCTGCGATGAAACGCATATTGGGTAGGCTTCGAAAACTGAAAGACTGATCGGCCCAATTGTAGACAATTGCAAGATCAGACGCCACGACGGAATCCGTCGTCTGACGGTAGCACAGCCAGACTTCCTGCGCCGAGGGATTCTGGACTACGTAAGCCGTTTGCAGTTGTGCCACGGTGATGGACTTCAAACGCTCGCGGATTTTCCCGGAGGCCACGGAAACAACCGTCTGTCCATCATGAACCAGCAAGTCATTTCCTGTGAAGACGAAATGCTTTCCACTTTGGTATTCAACCGCGCAGTCCCGATTCGGAATTCCGAAATCCCCGAAGAGCTTCACAAACTTGAAAACAAAGGTTCCGCCGATATACTGCATCGCCCAGACGGAATCCTGCTTGTAGATGACCATGGTATCCCGTAGTGGGAGGCAATCCACGCAAGGTCCTGGAGTCTCGGAAAGCGGGTATTCCCCCGCATCCTTCGTCGGGTCAGTGATATCCCAAGATGCAGGCGCTACACCAGGATCAGCCGGGTGACTCCACTTCACCATAGTCGGATAACGGACTCCGGCCTTGGTAATATCAAGAGCCACGAGAAACTGTTTGTAGGGCCTGAGGCAGCCAGCGCGCGCGGTACTTGGCCAGTTCGGAAGATCAATCAACTTCGTCAGGATGTCAGGCGCACTCCAGTACTGAGGAATATCATAGCTATTATTCAGTACCGTCACTCCGCCGAGCACCCCACCAGACCAGCGAGCTGAAGCAATACCAGTATAATCCCCGGAAATTCTGGTTACGTCCGTCAACTCTTCGGCGACCATAGCAACGATTTTGGCCGTTCCAGTTAAAAGCCAGCTCACGAATCCAGAGGAGGTCACCGGGCCGGCGATTGCTCCGATATACTGCTCCGTTCCAGTTGAAAGCAACGTAACAGGATCGCTCGTCGAACGCGTTACGCCGTTTAGAAACTGAACATTTTGTCCATCCGACCAAGCCTCGGGAGGAAGTTCAGCAGGGGGCCGATCCTGAATAATTCCAAACTTTCCCGGGGATGCTACTGAGATGATAGCCATTTAGTTTCCTTCCGGCCAAGAGTCTTTCAAGGTTTGAATGTAGCTTGCTCGCTCTGCAGCTCGCTTTGCCATTCCGAGATATTCGTCTTGGCATCGCTCAAGTAGTCCGAGTCCCCTTGAGGCAAGGGATCGGCTGGCCTCGATGGAAAGTTGGGGCAAGGAGGTGCGGTAAAGCTCGATGGTCCCGCGCAGCCCGCGAGACACATCAAGAGCAACAGTAAGCTTCTTATCCAGTTCTTTTGCACGAGCTTCTCCTTTCAAAACAGCTTCTTGAACTTGCGCCTGCAGAGCATTGTTCTTATCAATCAAACCCTGCAAGTCCTTTGTCTTTTGCGCCTGATACTCCCCCACGGCACGCTGGTATCCTTTGTTCTGCTGAACCCCATTGTACCAGTTCACGACAAAGAACAGGAACGCCAAGGCAGCTACAGCCCCAAGGCCTTTCAGAATCAGGGATTGCATAGAAGAACTCCCGCGGCAGCAGCCTGCTCGCGACGAAGCTTGCAAGCCTTTTCATTCTTGCAGTCAACTACGCAGTCCTTTTCCCGCTTTGCGATCTTCCCAAGCCGGGGAGTTAATCCGTACTGGCATTTGGTCGAGGACAGGGAGGCGTCTCCTCGCGAAATCCGCTCACAATCGTAGTTCATAATGTCTTGGTCTCCTGAAAGACTTTAAAGGCCCAACCGACTAAGAGGAACGCAGGTGCCTGCGCGGCAGCAAGAATAGCGGCAATCTCCAGTCCTGGAAGGTTGCTTGTAGATGCAAATAATTTGCTCCAGGCCTGAATGTCGCCCAGCAGGTATAACGAGTAACCGAGGACGAGACTGCTGCGAACTCTGTACTTGTTGAGCCATAACCCCACCTCCCCGGACATGTCACACCTCTAGCCTTGCTTGATAAAACTGACGAGATATCTCCAGACGGCCGCTCCCACAAACCCTAGAAAAATGGCCAGTGCCCAGAAGGCCGTCGACTCCCCGAGCTTACGAATGGCCGCCTGATGTTGGCGCTCCTTCTCCCGAAGTTCATCAACGAACTGAATTCGAGGGACGATCAAGGCTGTCAGCTTATTGATACTGACCAGCATCAGGCGATCAATATCTCGCCGATCACCTTTCAGGTACAGCTCGATTTCCTCGTCCGAAAGAAGGGCCGAATTCGTGTCAGAATCCCATTTCGCATTCACGACTAAACTCCTGTGGAGGGCGGAGGCAGAAGGAAATCACTCGGGGGAACAGTCCCGGCTACAACATTTCGCAAGCTTTCAACTGCCGCGGAGGTGCCTCGTGAGACCCCCGCCGTCTCAACTTGCAAGACCGGCAGCCAGGCGATTGCGCAGCCGAACTCGTTAAGAACTTCGCCAGTGTTGGGATTTCGCCCGGCCAGCTGCGTATACCAAGCACAACGGTAGATTTTGCCGTCCTTGGCCTCTTCGCACTTGTGCCCGAGAGGGCAGGTCAGCAGAATCTCAAGGGGCATCGGAAGGCTCCTCAGGTAAGGGCTCCCGCAAGCCGAAGAAATTCTCGCTGAACTGGCTTACGTCCGGCATCCAGTCAAACTGCACTCTCCGGACAACCCACTGCGTTCCGTCCCAGGCGGCTTCCATATCAACAGGAAGCCCGGTCGGAGGCGCCGTCATTGTCGTATTCGGAGGGAGATGAATTTCATACTGATCCTTGTTCGCAGGGAATTCATAAACACCAATATAAACTCCACCTGTTCCCCACTGATAGCCCGTAAGCATAACTTCTTCCATGCTGATCTCCTTAGCTCTTTGTACAGACAATCAAATCAAGATACCGAGGTGCCCAGCTTGTTTGGCTAGACCCGTTGTCAGTCGAGCCAGAGTGCGAGTGGTTTGCAGAAATCCCCCCAGTCGAAAACCCGTGGGAGTGATCTGCCGACTCAGCACCTACAGAAGCTGACAAGTTTGCGGTAGTTGAAGCTGAACCGGTTACCAGTGGACTTCCACCAGACCCACTCAGGGCATACGGAACCGTAACGCTGTGCACGTGAGCCGCGCTTCTGCCCCCCGTACTCCCGGAGTGTATATGGTCAGAACTCACAGCTCCAGTTGAAAATGCGTGAGTATGGGCTGGAACAACATTATTCAAAATAGGACTATGCGATCCTCCGACCCCGCCTCCAGCCGTATTAACAACCCGCAGCATCCTATTCACGGCTGCATCGGAGGTATCTTGCGTCCAGCCGGTCGGAGCGGCCGCTTGCGCAAAAATCATCTTGGTACCAGAGGCGAACGTAGGCACCGGCGTGGGGGGAGGAGTTACCGCGAAGGCTGCCCAGAGTACGTCGGTTTGCTTGGCCAAGAAACAATGGGAGCCGACTGGCAAGGCGAGAGAAGCGGCACCTTCAATCGTGGTTCCCGCGCTGGGCTGAAGGGTAATGGCTCCCGTGACGGCCTTGAACCTGTAAAACGTTCCGACTGGCAACCCGCTCGGCACCGCCAGATTCACGGTCAAGGCTGCCGTCGAAACGAAAGTACAGGTATTTTCCGTCAACGCAGGGGTGAAGGAGGCACCTTTGGGAATGACGCGACTGAAGGGCCCGGACAGCCCAGGGAAAGTTCCCTTGAGCACAGCCTTCAGCAGTCGAATATGGTCATCCCCCTGGGCCGTCTGATCGCCTGTCGCTGGCCACGCCGTATCCAGTTCATTCAGGTAAGTTGCATTTTCCAGCGCCATTATAAGGCCCTCCCGAGTGAGCGATTCTGGTTAATTTCCCGAATCGAGGTATCTTTGTCCAGCAAGCGCTTCCAAGCAATCCCTGTATCGGTTTGGAATTGGGAAAGAAGGACTTGATTCTGTAAATGCTTTCCAGCGATCTCCACCCCAATCGCTGCCATGGTGAGATCCGCCGCATATTTCAGCCAGAGAGTTTCCTCATTCTGGATGGACATGGTTGGCGCCTTGGCGAAATAGCGCCAGGAAAGAGGGAGTTCCTCCTCGAAGGAGGGGAAAACGCGGAGCTGAGTTGTGGTGACGGTATAGGCAAACTTAATTCCTCTCTTCCCCCCTACAGCCATATCTACCGGACTTTCCTTGGAGTAACGCAGTTCTCCCTCTTCCACAACAGCCAAAGGAATTTCCCCTTCAATCTCTCCAAGGAAATCCACCGGCAAAGCCACTGCAGAAGCCCCGGCAGGAAGAATTAACCCCTCCGCATCCTTCTCCAGAAACCAAGGAAGCCAAGGATTCTGTTCAAGAACTGTCTCCTGAACAAAATCCATCTCGTTGGCGATCCGCTCCGCCATGTCTTTTCGATTTCCCAGGCGCCAAGCTAACACCTGAATCAATTTATCCCGCTGCATATTTAATCCCTTTCCTACGTTATACAGCCCCCACCCTCAGGTGTCAAGCTTCCCATCCCCTTATCATGAGATCGGAGTCTTGGCGAGTTCCCCTACAACATCATGAGTAAATTCGTAATTTCCCAGATGGCCAATCTGCTTCGAGAGATCATGGTCGATATAAAGGGGAATACCGGCATTCTCACAGGCTTCGCAGAAGGTCCAATCTTCCCCCTGATAGGTCTCTTCTTCGGGAAGATACTTCATATCCCAGACACCCATGCCGATCTGCTCAAAAACCTTCATATTGATCAGCATTACCCCGGTGCCAACGCGCCAAACTTCCTCCAGCCCATAAGAATCTGGGTCGGAGTACACAGGCACACCTTGCGGATGCGGAACTCGCGCGCGAGCCGTCGGCTGCGCCGGAATTTGCTTCGTGACGCAGTTAGCCGCCACAACCAGTCTGCGATGTTGAATAAGCTGGTGCACCAAAGAAACCGGAAACGTATGGTCAGTATCCAGAAAGAGAATGTAATGCGCATGGGCAGCCTTTGCCGCTTTAACCGCGTCAAGTCTGTTCTTACTCAATATACTCGAACGCACATTCGCCACTTGCAGACTCTGCGACTTGAAACCGGGAATTTTCACCTTGGTAAATCCCGCAACCAGATTAATAAGACAAACGCCAAACTGCGCTTGCCAAAGGGTGCCGCTCGGAACAGCGACAAGAAGTCTCAAATGATCGTTCATTTCAGTCCTAAGAATTTTGAAACAGTTAAAGTACTCGGATCGTTCTTGATCCGAACCATGACGGCCTCAACAATAGCCGCAATCGACTCAGCGGAAAGAACTACCCCTCCGGGAGAGTTAGGAACAATATGTCCACGAGGGGCGGTGAAAACCAAGGGAGCCAGAACTCCACTAACCGAAACGCCAGAACCCCTACCGATAACCACGTGGGCTGAAGGTACAGACAAGCGCAGCTCGGCTAACAGTCCTGAAGCGTAAGCGCTAAAGGCCCCAACAGCCAGCACCACGGTAGCAACTGGCCCGCTCGCTTGGCCTTGAACGAGCAACTGCCACTGGAAGAAATAGAACCCATCAGGAGCATCGGAGAATACAAAACTCGTATCTTCGTTCACAACGAGTTTTCCGGCCGAGGGCTGCATTAGAATTCTTCCGCAAATCTGCAAGTTAGCCTGAGCTGGGAGCGAAAGGGAACTGTAGGCATACCCAGGACCTTGATCCCCTTCTGCAGAGATTAAAGAACCTTTAACTCCTAGCCCCCTATTCCCGCAAACAAGAGCCCCTGGAATAAAAGAAGTCATATCAACTCTCATACCGCCACCAGTACATCCATGCCCATTGCCCCCGAGGCAAGGGTGACAACAACTCGATAAGAGACCCCGGCAAGGATAACCGCATCTACCAGGGAAAGAATACCGGAACTGTTCGTGCTTTGCCCCGTTTTCCGAACTAGCAATTCCCCGGTAGTCGAGCTATAAACATCTACCAAAATTCCTACCTCGTTGGCCAGAACATACCCCGTGTTATTCTCCAGCGGAGTTGTCGTAATAATCCCTGCGGAGGAATCCCCAACGAGTCCGCCTGAAAAAGTGGTTCGTCCAAGGAGGGCATTCAGCGTAATCGAAGCGGCCCCGGCCGAGAACCCCCCCGAGAAAACTACTCCTCCAAGGGTCAGGGCAAAAGCCAAACTTCCGCTAGACCCCCCACTACTGAACTCCGCATACCCCAGACCAGGAATTAACTTCTGGCCTGCTCCACTCGCCAGATCGGCATACCCGATCCCTGGAATAAGTTTCTGAGTCATTTAGGCCGCCTTCCGAAGCTTCCAGTCCACATAGACGGTTTTACTCGGAGCCGTCAATACAATCTTCCCTTGAACGAAGCCCGCCACTGCAGGGGTGAAGGTAACAGAAAGCTTTTGCTTCGTTGGGGTAGTAAGTCCCGTCCACGTAGCTGTCCCTGCCGGATGAGTGGCCGGATCAGCCAAGGTATTTGTCTTTCCGCAGGAGATAAAGGACGAAATCACCTGGCCTGTGGTTCCCAAATACTGAACCTCTAAGCCGATCTGGGCATTGGTCAGCGGCGCGGCTGCTGTATCCTGGGCAATCTCAATCTCAAGCGTGATAGGAGTTCCGATCGTGCTGTTCATCAGCGCTGGAAGCTCTGGGGTAACAAGCCGATTTCCAGGATAATCGCAATTAGCGTTACTCGATACCTTCAGCGAGTAGCCTACCCCTTCATCCTTCGCCCCGTCGGAGGTGCAAACTGCACTCGACTTAACCGAGCCGAAATACGTTTCGAGCCAGTACAGATCCTTATTCTGCAGCTCGATTCGGCAAGAGGCGTTCGTGACAGTCCCGATATTTCCAGTCCAGCCAGCAGGAAGCTTGATATTCCTGAATAAGACTCGTCCCGCATACAAAGCGGTTGAATCGCACAGACACATCGCAGTGGCTCCTGCTGAGGCATCAAAGGCATCCACCAGGGCTGAACCAGCCGAGTCCACAGTCAGGAGATATGTGGGACTTACCCCACCCGCTTCCAACCCCCCACCTTCCCACTTGAAATCAGCAAGATTCAGCGAAATGGTCTGCCCGGCATTCCCAAACTTAACCCAACAATCCTTGAAGCGAAGAGTGGAATTGTTAAGAACAGATTGTGAACCGCACTGGATCTTCGAGGTGGTGTGCGTCCCGATAAAGGTGAAGTGATTTTTGTAAAAAGACAGATTGGCCAGATTGCCGGTCAGGTTCAGACTCGCCACTACCGCGCCAGTTCCCAGGAACCAATTGATCCCCTCGAGATAGCCAGACCCTGTCACGGTTACTGAGGAAGTCCCTGTCGTGGTGATACTTGCTGTGGTGGAAGTATCAGCTGGGGGTTCAGTCGCGTCGGAACCACAAATAATCTTCACCGGGTTTGCCAAAGTGCCAGCAAGGGAGAGCGAGATGGCAGCAGCCGTACTCTCCGCATGGGACTGGCTCACGTAGATATAATCTCCGGCAAGAGCAATCGCCGCCCCGCCAGCGAGAGTAGCTTTGGCTAAGTCCCAGGTTGCCCCGATATCCGTATCCAACCCATCAGTCGAACGTACATAGCGATTTGTCATCTTAGCCTCTCACAGTCAAATTCCGAAAATCTATAGTTCCGATATTCGCCGATGGCCCGAAAGCCGCTCTCAGAACGATATCCAAGAAGAAAGTTACGGAGGCAGGGGTTGAGGTTCCAGCCCTCGCTCGCTTGAACCGAAAAACAAACTTACGAGATTCCAATCCAGAGGGGAGTAATGGGTACTTATGCCGCTGGATTAAGTACTCCGAACCTGGGGTTCCCTGGGCATAGATCTCAATCATATCCACGAAGGCCCGATCCAGGTTCGTGAAACGAAACTCCATCACATCTTCCAGGGCTGTTGGGTCCAGCCCAGAGATTGCTCTCCCAACTAAGGATGTGGTAATTCGAGCTTTGCTATTCGCGATCCCGCTGGTCAGTGTAATCCGCTGCCAGCCCGACTGATTTGCATCCCACTCATCCGCAGGAATTTTAGCCAGAGTTCCGACAACCCCCGCGCCGGAGCCAGCAATGGAAAAACCTGTAGCCACGCTCCCAGAAAGCCCCCCGCCTGAACTCCCCCCTGTTCCGAGCAAGAGAGGATTGGAAATCCACTGAGGTTGCGTCGGATACACATCGGCAGAGTCGGTAGAAAGTGGAGAAGGAAAATCCGTAACGTCAAGAATTCTAGGAAAGGCGGCGAGCAGCTCCTCTGCAAGCAAAGCCCGAGCTACCTGGGTAAAATGCACTCCATCTACAAAGAGGGAAGTGATCTGCGATCCGTCTGGATTTCGCAGAACGGAACTCGCATTCACCCAAACAAACTTGGGAGAGTGGGCTAAGCAATAGGCTTCCAGCCAGGTATTGTATGCAATCGTCAGGGCATTTTGCGCTGAATCGGCAAGAGGAGGCACCGACATGACGATGACTTTTTTTGCATATCCAGCGATACTCGCGAGTAGGCTTGTAAAGACAGGAGCAAGGGAAGCGATGCTGATCGAACCGCGGGCGCTGTTAGTCCCTGCTATGATGTAGCCAAGGCCAATAACGGGGAGCCCTGCCCAGCCGGGTTGGGCCGCATCATAGTTATTATTGATCCGCGAGTTCATCGCGGCGACGTCCTGATTCGCTACTCCAGCATTCGTCAGAACTTGGATCTTCCCCCCGAGAAGGGAATTCGTTACATACCAAGGGGAAAGCCCATAACTATCCGCAGTTAAGGAATCCCCCATCAGAGCGATCGTTGGAGGGATGTACGAGCGCCCTGCTCGGATCAACCCCCCAGAATCGCACCGATAATAGCCTAACTTCGGGGAGCCCATGATTAGGCGTAGCCCTCAGTCAAGGTACAAGCCGGGGTAAAAGGAATATCAACTCCAGTCACCACCGCCCCGGAGAAACTCATCTCCCCTGGAATAGCAAACGTCATGATAGGAACGTCGGCTGACGTGGTAAGCAAGCAGAATGTGGGAACCCCTCCCACGTGCAGGGCGCTGTTCTGCGTGATTGTCTCATTCACATCAACAACTCCGTCAGTGGAAGTGCCAAGCGCCCCTGTAACCGCCAGCGTAGCTAACAGCGTCCCAGCCGGGGTTAAAGACTCGGTCCCCGTGTACAGCTTGTATTTCGGGTTCGTCCCTGCCGCGGAAATGTTTGCCGCAGCTCGAGCATTGCGCAGCGTTGTCGACATTTTCATACAAAACTCCTCAATCTTGCAAAAGAATTACCGCTGAATGTAGAAGGGGGAATCGTAGGTCAGAACAAAGGGCTCCGCCGAACAGACCTTGATCCCTCCAAAGTCGATATAGTGCATAAGAATATCCGTCGGCTTGTATATGATAGCCCCGGCCGCAGCGAAAGATCCCACAAGCCAGGCGCTGTCAATAGTCGCATAGGTAATCGGCTGTCTTCGATTTACCCGATCCAGGGTTCCGAGAGTGAAAGCCTGGGAGGCCCCTCCTGCCATATAGCCGGACCCAACCACCTCATTATCCACATCCGCGTAGGTGGTCCAGTTATCCAGATTCGCCGCGGAGAGACTCGAGGTAACTAGCAACACCTTCAGCGCCAGCGTATCGAAATCCAAATCCGCCTTCGCTATCGATCGGAGCATGCTTGTGAAATTTGCGGATTCCATAAAGACCTCAGAGATAAATAAGGGAATTTCTTTCGGTCCAGCGGTGTTGATACGCGCTGGTCCCCTCAGCCCACAGAATACTTATGGAAGAGCCTGTAGTCAAGACCTTCTTAATTTTCCATCCGGGGTCTGAATCAAGCGTTCCCAACTCAGCATACCCGACAAGGAGAATTCCAGGCGTTTCCTCATCTGTTCGGAGAGCAAGGTCGGGGGAAGAAACAACCTGCCGATACGTGGGGAGTTCCATCCCAACAACCTGCTCCGCCTCCCAGGCCTTTCCCCTATCCGCCGCCTCAAGGGGGCGAAGGAATTCCTTACTCATCATCGTCAAGGAGCTCAGCAATCGCATTCTTCTGCGACAGGCCAATCTCCATCTTTTGCGCCGCAAGGCTCAAATGCCCCTCGAAACCCTTCTCCTCTGGATCATCAGGCTTCCTGAAGGAAAGGCTTTCGATCGTACCGATGAGCGTCACCTTGACGACTTGCCCCGGTTTGAACTGCCGCGCCGTTTTCGCCACATCCTTATCGAGCTCCAAGGTAACGCAAGGGGATTGTTTTTCCAGACTAGTCGTACCAATAATCTCGGACATTGTGAAGCTCCTAGTGAAGAAGGGGAGGATAATTATGAATTACCCGCCCCTTTAATTGCCCTACTGCCTTACAGCCTTAAACGACGAAATTGCTGATCCAGCCCATCGTCTTGGCGTGCTGCAGTTCCAGACCGGCCTCGGTCAGCCACTGGCCCTTTTGCTCGTCCGCGTCGTTCGCCTGGATGTTATCCTTGAAGGTCGTATCGCGCATCGTGCGGTACTTGACGGCGCTCGGGTCAAGGATGAAGGCGTCGTTCGTGAAGCGCGCATGGACGTTGAACAGCGGGTGGCTCTTGACGTAGATCGTGCCCTGTGGCAAGACCCAACGCTGGAGCTTCATGCCGTAGACGTCGACGATACCGTCGAAGTTCACGCGCGTACGCGACTGGCTGGCGGCCAGCTTGTTCAGGCCGTTCAGGAAGCCGTTACCGGAAAAGACGATCCGCTCGTCGCCGGCGCCGCTGTTGTAGTCGAACACCTTGTAGACCGCGTCGGTGAACGAGGTCTCGGTCGGCGTGGTCGTGAAAGCCGTAATCATGTTCGGCGCGTACTGCGAGAGGAACCAGAGCATTCCGCCGGTGAAGCGGAGCGGCTTGCCATTGGAACCAGTCGCCTCGAAGCGCTTGCCGAACAGGAAGGCCATTTCCATGGCGACCGAGTGGTCGAACATCTTGCGCTTCTTGTCGTTCTTCAGCGGATCGCCGGTACGGGTCTTGGTACGCTTCGCCGTCTCGGTAATATCGTAGGTCGTCTTGAAGATCTGGCACAAGTTCATGAACTTGGTCGGATTGCGAGTCGACGCCGACGGCGCGCTCGAGCCTTCCGCGAACACATTACCGATCTTCGTCAGCGCCGTACCATTCGCGAGCGCCGCGGCCGACGTACCGGACTGGCCGCGCGTCAGCACGATAGTCGTCGCATTCGTCACCGAGGCGGCAACGACAACTTCGTTGTTGTACGCCGAGGTCAGCGCCTTCTCGACCAGGAACACGTCACCTGCGACCACGTCGAACGCATCGGTCACGTTGGAGCTGACGACGATGCTCGTGTCGGTCGTGGCATAGCCGGTCGTGTAGTTGACCGTCAGACGCAGCGCATTCATTTCTTCTTCGTACCAGGAGAATTCCGGATCGTTCGTCGACTCGGACTTCATCTTCGACAGCAACGCCGTCAACGGCGCTTGCCCGTTCGGATTGCGCCAGAGAATCATCTCACGAAAGTTCTTCGGACGCTCATCCGTCCCCCAATCACCTGTACCGCGGAGTCCAGCAACAGCCATGATAATACTCCTTAATTGTCTTCACTCAGAAATTCATCGGCCAGCTGAGTGTACAGGTTATCCGATCCACGTTGAAGCATTCCCCCGCCGCTTCCGCGCGCAGGAGTAAAGGGGATCGGAGCCGCCACCTGGGGAGCCGCTTGAGCCGCGGCCGGAGCCGGAGCCTGCGCAATCCCCAAAGCTGACCTGACGAGAGCGCCAATCGCCCTCGCCGCTTCTTCCGGCGGTGCTGTCCTGTTCACGTTGCGATAGACCTGCCCGAGTTGCATGATCGCCGACTCGTATTGCGGATCTGCCAGATCCGGGTTCACGGACGTAAACAGGCTCTTCGCCCGAGTGTTCATTTCCGTGTGACTTTGGATCTGTTGCATCATGACAGGCATCATCGCCTGCACCGCCTGCATTGCATTTTCAAGAACCACCATATGAGCATTTGCCATGAGCCGTGGCAAGACGACCTCGGGCTCGGTCAGGAGGGCCGCCGCATCATCTTCGTTGATGCTGTACGTCTTTTCCAGTTCCGAAACACGGGTAGCTCGCCAGGTCTGGTATTGCTCCGGGGACGCCGCTGGCTGTTCCGGAGCTGCCTGTACGGGGGCTTGGGCGGGCTTGGCAGGTTCCGGCGTTGCCGGAGTTACCGCAGGCGTCTCGGCCGGAACCGCAGGAGTCGCCGGGGCAGGCGTCGGAGCAGGTGCAGCTTCCGGTGCGCTTTCCTCGACAATGTCCTCGCCCTCGACCGTATCGTCCTTGGTGAGTTCTTCCGCCAAACCAACCCAATTAACGTCGGACTCCGTCGAGTCGTTCGCAGGTTCAGGAGCCGCCGGCGCCTCGGAAACGAAGGAGGTGTCGCTGCCCCCCGCCGAGCCTTCGCCGCCAGTCTCTTCTTCTTGCTTCAGCCAGAATTTCCGTTTCATCTTCTTACTCCTCGTCTGATTGAGCGGACTTCAAATCCGCAGTAATTTCTTCGTACATCGCCTGAGCGGTCATCCCGATGCTCAACCGCCCTTCCAACATTCCCTTCTCCCGCTCCAGCCGGTAGAGATCGCTTGGATCACTGACCGGCCCGAACAGAATTGCATTCTGCATGGCGTCTGCCTGCCCCTGCAACGCCTTCATCAATGATACCCACGCGGGATTTTCAAACAAGTTCTCCCACGCTTTCTTTGCCTCCAACATATTTGAAGGGTCTTGATAGTCCTCGAGGTTCATCAGCCAGTACTCCCCATGCCAGGAATTTGAGAAGGTTCCTGCGGGTTCTGCCGCATCGGAACCACGTTGCCAGCTTGCGCCTGCTGCTGCATCATCCCATCAGGCACGACTTGAATCCTGAAGCGATTGATGTTCTTGAGCCCACCAAGCTGCGCGACAAAGGCGAAGATTTTCGCCATGTCGTACCCCTGCAGCATGCCGGGAACCTTGCTCATCGAGGCCATCATTTGTTGCCAGAGATTAACCTGAGCGAACCGATCAACTGGCATCGTGCCGTCAACAGGCACGAAGTCGAAAAAGCCTGCGATCTTGTCAGGCGTAATCATCATGTAACTTTCGCCGAACTGCGCCTGGTCGCCGACGATCCTGAACTTGCGCTCAGCCGTGAAGAGCTGCTGTGAGGACATGGAGAGCTTCTGAGCGAGGGGAGAAAAGCCTGTCGCCGAGAACCACTCGCAGTTGGTCTTCAGCCGGTTCACGCCGAAGGTCGTGGAGGAGCGGACTTCTGTCGCCGTCTTGCGCCCACCGGAATTGACTGAGCCCATGACGTTATCATTAACGCCTGTAACGCGTTGGGCCAGCTGCTCGACGAGAGCCGAGTCGGAAAGGTTCGATCTGGTAACGTCAGCCACATTGAACTGGCTCATCATCGTCCGAACGTCTCCGCCGTAGGCCGCCGGCTTGAGCCGGATCATCTTGCCAGGGTTGGGGTCTTCCATATCTCGCGTGTTGATCTTCGAGGGATCAACAACGAACATGTTGTTCAGGGCCGCACGCACATTGTAGAAGTGCGAGTTGAACAGCCACTCGAGAGTCTTGTTCAGGGGATCAAGGACCTCGAGCATCGAGCGGTTGAACACGTTGTAACCCTCGACCTCGAACGGAATCACATCGAAGGGGTAGCGGTTGTGGGCCAGTCCCAAAGGCTGGCAGCCGATTACAATCCGCTCGTTCGCAATCGTGAAGACCCACTTCTCTGGCCGACTGCTCGTGCCGATGCCGAGCTCGCTCGGAATAACCTGCCAGTGGAACTCGTGAATCTTGACTGAGGAAGGGTGCTTCCCATCAGTTGCATAGAAGTTCAAGTCCTCGCCGGGAAGATCGGAGTCCTGTCCGGTTCCGCCAGTCGAATCCCGCTGGTACTCGCTTTCACTTTCCAGAAGCTTCACGTTGAAATACTTGCCCTGCGCGGCGCCGGTCACGAGCTTGCCCCAGCCGACCTTGTCCTCGACCATGCAGAACTCACCCTCTTGGAACCGGACAAGCGGAACGCCTGGGTCAGTCAGGAAGTCTTGCGGCCGGATATTGTAAAGCTTGTTCCCTTCATAGCCGACCTGAAGGGTAGTCACTTGCTTACGCTCGAGCGTCCCCGGAATATCCATGCCCAGGAACTTCCGCGGCTGCTCAACCGTCTGGGTAATCGGGAACTCTTCTTTGTCCCAGTAGTGCCCGATAACGCCATGGGAGTACTTGCCGATATCCATCAGCCAGATGAAAAGAGGAATCAGGTTCTCCCCGGCATTCAGCTGGTAGGCCAAAAGGCTCTCCATAGCCATTTCGGCGTCCTGCGCCTCACCGTGCCGGCCCTGCATCTGGAAGATCGGGTCTCGGGCGAGGAAGACAGAGGTGTAGTACGTGTGCGCCGTGAGCAGCATGGCGTAGCTGTAGGGAATTGAGATGGTCGTGTAGTCGGGGTTTCCGAGCTTTCGTCCATCCTTCCTGATCTTGTCGACGTCCTTCTCAGCCATGTAGGCCGTGAAGGTGTCCTCGTTCTCAGCCCACTTCTCTTCGCGTTTCTTCCGCTGAGCGTCACGCGCCAGATTCTTCCGCTGCTTAAAGTTCGAGATAATCTTCTCGTGGAGCTTATCGCCACGAGGAACCTTGACTACGCCGGGGGCCAGCTTTTCAGCAGATTTCATGGAGCACCTCTAAAAGAAAGCCGAGGAGTATTGTCCTCGTCATCAACCTCTTCATATTCACCTTCGAGCCATTCGTCGAGTCCCTGCGTCTGACTCCAGGTGATCCCCATCGACACGGCGTCAAGCACGTCATCGTGCATCTTGATCACCGGGGAATACTCAACGAATTGCTCAGTAAACTTCGTGTGCGACGGAAGACAGTAGAACCGCTGATATCCTGTCGTCTCGCCAAGAGCCTGGATAATCCGGTCAGGCTTCGACCGGCGATCCTGAATCTTGTAGATAGGCAGATAAACTCGCTGCTCCCGCATCGCCTTTTCGAGGTACCACGCCAGCACGCGCTGGTACGCAATACTCTCGACAACCACACCGAGGGGTCTCCAGCGGCGTGCAAATTCAAAGACGGTAGCCTTCACCATCTCGGGGTCTTGGCCTACGGCGGCCTTGTAATCCACAAGATAGACATTATCCCTGTGGAAGGCAAGAACTGCCACCACGTTGTCATCAGCCTCGTCGGAGTCGCTTGAAGCCGGGTCTATTGCAATCACGTAAGTGCAGCGCTCAGGAAGGGTCTCCCAATGCTTTAGGTTCTCCGCCTTGAAGCTCGCCAGCTCGGTCGAGATGATCTTGCAAGCCTTCTCCTTCATCCAGATGGAGAGCTGGCCGACCTTAATTGCATTCTCCTTCTGGGCAAGGACTTCCGCAGTCGGGTAGCGCTCCGGCCAGCGGCTTTCGTCGTTCTCGTCAAGAATGCCGTAGCGGAAGAACTTCCAGTCAGGGTTCGTCTCGCAGCCCTCGATCAAGTCGAACTTGCTTTTCGGGGTATCGAGGATAATGGCCTTGGCGAGGGGCGCCTCTGACCTCGGGGCAAGCGAGTTAAGAAGGGCGCCGAAGACCAGATTCAGTTCCTTCGCGCGCTGGCCCGGGCTGCTCGCCGCCTCGTCAGTCGAGGTGTCGTCGCAGATGATCAGGTCTGGCCGGTGATCGTCGATGTTGTAGCCGCGAAGCTGGCCGGTGATGCCCAAAGCCAGAATCGTAATCGGCGTGTCGAAGAGCTTGTGATGGATCTCGATATGATCGTCCGACCACTTGCTGCCCTTCTTCAACCCGAACGTATCAGTCCACATTCGGTTATGCTCGATCTGCCGCTTGATCCAGCGGAGGGTCAAGATCGAGTGGCCTTGACTGGCCGAGACTACAAGAATCGTTCTCGAGATTCCGTAGGCGATCCGCCTGGAAAGGAGGGTCCGCACCAAGGTGGTCTTGGCACCGTCTCGAAAGACCTCGATCGCGATGTTCCGCCAGTCGGGGTTATCGAAGGCCTGCCCGATCAGCTCATGAAAGTAGGGAGACTTTTGCCGAAAGGTCTTGGGAAAGAACAGCCGGCCGTAGCGGGTCAGGCTCGTCGCACCAAGCTGGACGGCCTCCTTGGGGGAAATGGGGAGCATTCCCGAATCGATCAGGGATGCCATATGTGAACCTTGAAGGAAGGGTGAGCCATTCCGACCTCGTGCGCGAGGACAGTCGGCTCGGGGAAAAGCGTCGCCGGGTCGTACCAGCGGACAACCTCGCAAGCCTCATACTTCCAGAGGCTCTTCGGAAAGATCAGCTCGAGGACGGGCTGGTAAAGGTGCCGGACTTGCCACCACGCGTCAGCCGTATGCTGGTACTTCACCTCGACGATGCAAAGCTTGCCCAAGACTGGATCGAAGAGCAGGCCGTCAGGCTGGCACCAGCGCCAGGCCCCGCCTGTGAAAAAGCGAAGCCAAGGGGAAGGAATGTACCTCTCACCATAGAACTCGCCAAGGTGCTCCTGAACCTTCTTCTCGTACTGGACGCCCTTGAGCCGCGCCCCTGTGTAACGGCGCTTGCGGAGGCGCGGGGGCTGGCTCAGCTCCGCGCCGAGAACCCGCCCGGCTGGCTTGAAGTCCTCAGGCGGAAGAGGAGGCAGAAGGGAAAGGGCGAGGCTCACGAGATCTCCCCTTCAATCGGCGGAGGGAGCTGGCTAGAAACGCCCATCTGCTTTTGCGCGTCGAGCAGATCACTCGCCTGAATGAAGAAGTTATTCTGCTGGTTTGTCGGCGCCCCTCCCGGGTTTCGCGAGGACTGCGGCGCGTAGCCCATTCGGTGGAGAAGCTTGTCCGTCGCGTCGAGAATGAAGTCGGGGTCCTCGGTCTTCTCCAGCGCGTCCGTCAGCTTTTCAATCCCAATGTCGGCAGCCCTTTGCAGTTTTTCCGGAATGCTCTCAGCAAGCCTCAAAAAGACTCGCTCCTGCTTTTGCTTCAAGGCGGCTTGGAAAAGATCGCTGTGAATGACGGAGCTTAGCCAGCTTTGCGTCAGCTCGAAATGGTCGGCGCATTCTCTCAGCGGACGGTCCGGGTTGAGCAGCATCCAGTTCATGATCGACTCGTGGACATGAGAGAGGCGGACCAGCTTCCCCTCGGAATCAGCAGCCATAAGGGCCTCCTTTGTTTGGCGTTGGAGCTAGCCTACTGCGGCCGGCTCCGCTTGTCAAGGGCTGGGGTTTTGGCTTTTAAATGGGCAAGTAACTTTAAGTTAACCTCCCATTCAATTCCAGACTGCTTAAAATCCGCCGAGTCGACATTCCCCCCCGAGTAAGCCCATGCCCTGGGAGGGCGGCCGGGGTAGGCCTAAGTCGTTGATTTCATTGGGGTTTTTTTGGGAGCTGTACATTCTGGTCAGGTAGTGTATACTTTGTACATGGGTAGGGGAAAAGGAAACGAAACAAAAGCCCCGACACCTGACACGAAGGGCAGCACAAAGCCTACCGCGTCTCTCTTTAACAAAGTGGAGTTGTTTTGAGGTATCGGGCGCGATCGCCCTTGCCTCGTGGGAATTTTCCCAAGTTGGATTACACTGGAGAAGAATCATGGCAAAGGTACAGGAAAAGAAGTTCATCAGCAAGTTACTGCCGACTGACGTTGGCGGACAGCCGAGAAGCGTTCGGGTCGTCTTGGGGAATGGGGTTGAGGTTGTCGGTTGTCTGGACAACTACACGCCCGAGATGGTCGAACGGCTGGCCCTTCATGGGCTGAGTCAAAAGCTTGGCGATGGTGGCGCGAGCTTCTCGAAGACGAACGACTATCATGGCGCATTTGGCGCGATCCAAGGGATCGAGGATAACCTGAGGAATAATGCGTGGAGTGTCCGGACTGGCGGCGGAACGGCGGATTTGACTACGGCGATCGCCGAGTTGCAAGGGCTGGAGCTGTCGGATGCGGATGAACTGGTGAAGCGGATGACCGAGGAGCAGTTGGCTGAAGTCAAGAAGCATCCGAAGGTTAAGGCGAAGATTGCCGAGCTGGTTTCGGCAAGGGCAGCAGAAGCCGCGAAGGCCTCGCCGGATGAGGACGGGCTGAAGAGTCTGCTCGCCGGGATCGGATTGGGAGCTTAAGGTAAAGGGCCGACCTTTCAGTCGGCCCCATTTGAAAGGGGACTGAGATGGCACTTGACGGACGGATTATCGAGGGAAAGGAATACGGCGAGCATATTGAACTGGCCTGCCGTAACCATCCTGAGAAGCGCTGGAGCACGAAGAACATTGGCTGCATCGGCGCAAGGACGATTTTCTACAATCTGGAAGGAGACAGAAACATGGGGCAGGAATGTGACTGCCCGGCGAGCTGTCTGTATCCGACGGGAGACTGAGATGAATGAAGAAGATCTGAAGGTTTCTGAGGATGTTCTTTTGGCTGAGATGTTCTTCCTCAACCATTGGGGCTGGTTTGAAGGGCAGGTCTGGTTTGAAGAGTGGAACTGAAAGCAGGGAGGAGGCTTTTGGCCTTCTCCCTATTTTTTTTGTCCTGAGCCCGCCCGCCTGGGCGCTTGGCGCTGGGAGAATGCCAGGCCAAAGACCACTCCCGAGGCCTTGGCGCTGGATGCTACGTCGTGTTAGCAAAAGGCGGCCGGGCTGGAAGGCAGGAAAAAGGGCGGAGGCGAGGCCAAATCCAATGGAGTTCCGAGAAATTTTCCTGACGCTCCAAACAATTCCAAAGGGAGCCAAAGTGCCCTAAACAAGCCCAAACAAGCCAATCAGTCAATCACTTTCGACTTTGGGTGTGGGGGCGGAATAAACATCCCATTTAATGCTCCAAGTGCCACTGACCCAAATTGTTCAGTTATTTATAATATGTTCAGTTTTTTTTT